ACGGATGATCAACTGCCGCTGTGCCGTGCTTATCACCAAATGCAGCTCGATGATGCTCAATGTTGTCGAGGCCTGCGACATTTAGCAGCAATGCCTGATAATTGACTAGATCAGGCTCGACTGTGATGACACGTGTAAATTGAAGCGCCATTGTTGTTGGGTAAACGCCAACATTACCGCCTGCTTGGATTGCGGTTCTAAATTTGTTAATAAATTGGTAGCTTTTAGCCAAATCTGGCAATTCAGACAATATTGCTGGCAAACAGCACTCGTCAATGTCTGGAACGTGCCACCCGTTAACCAATTTCATACGGTATCCTTGTTTGTTCCCACGGTCTAGGTTTGCCGTGAAATATCACTACCTTGGCATCGTCTACCCCTTTGGGCAGCACATCAGCCTTAAAGCTCACAATCCCATCTGCAATATCTTGCCAGTACGTCACTTTGTCCCGCATAAAGTGTTCAATGTAAGCCTGGTCACCACCCGCCGTATACATTTGCAACGCTGCAAACTTGTCGTATAAATCAACAGGTTTCGACCAGTACATCATGCTGCTTTGCATAGCTTTCGGGTTGTATTGACCCCGATAAACGTCACGCATAATCACAAAGTCATGCTGCTTTGCCGCCTCGATCATTGCCGTACAGTCACCAGTTAGCACCGTATCAAGATCGAAGTACAACGCACTTGGTAGCCGAAATAACTCCATTTTTGCCCACCAACCAACCCAATCATGCAGCAAAGGGATGGTTTTGCACTCTAGCTCAACGTCTGACAGACACACAAACTCATGCGGTGGCAGATACGTAGCGCACATCTTTTGCAGCGCATAGACGTGTTCAGGCTTAAAATCACCACCTGACCGCAATACGCTTGCTACGATCATGCGCTAAAGATACCAACACCGATGACTTCTACGCCTGCGCCAGTTGTGACTTTCCACGCACCGTTGCGAGAAATAGCGTTTACTTCAATGTTGTAGATGTTCACGCCAGTTCCTGCTGATGCTGGCAAAATAACGTGCGAGGTTGAGCCATCTACGATAGAAACGCCACCTGTTGCAGCTGTAGACACAGTACAAATTAAACGATGTAAATAGTCACCAGTTGCGCCTGTGCCGCCTAAGACTTGTGCTGTTTGGCTTGCTGCAACGTGTTCGTATTGATACTCGTATGGGTGTTGAATACCGCTCATAATCTGCTACTCCTAGTTGGTTTGTGGGTTGCCCACATATCTTCAAGCGTTACTGTGTTCTCTGGCCCAACCATCAATGGCTTGACCATATCTGGCTGTTTAACCTTTGGCTCTAGCCTCCAAGCAATCGCCAACATTCTAAATGCGTCAGCTGGGTGGCTTGTCCAATCATGCCGTGGCGTTTGCCTAAATGCTTTCTTGTCCTCGTCGTATTCTCGCTGATATTGCCTTAGTGCCTCTAGCCCATCGTGTGTACGATCTGCATCAAACCAACATTGCGGCAACATCTGACGCACTGCCTGAATCCCATCTTGCACCGACAAATCAGGCACAATCGCCATGTTGTTGATGCCTAGATACTCACTCAATTGCTCAATTACCGACTTACCGGCTGCTGCTAGAGTTTTAGCCCTCGCATCATGGGGTAAGTAATGTTTTCCATATTTATACGGCTTTTCTACGACTATTTTAGCTATTTCTGCAATATTTGCACCAGAAATCGCAAAATAATCTATTACATGAATTTCGTTGCGTACGACTTGATACCACCAAATCGCCGTATCGTCGCGGTATCCCAAGTCCCAACTAGTATGGCAAGGTAGGTGCGGGTCGTAGTCAACACGCCTAACCTGACCGGCATCCGTGATCTTGCGTAAGTCCTCGCCATAGAAAGCGCCAAGGATAGCTGCCTCAAACGAACACTCGTACTCTTGTAGGAACTGGTCATCGCTGATCTGTGCCGCAGCAGCTCGTAACTCGGTATCGGGCAACAGTCCAGATTTGGAGGCTTTTAGCACCAAATGAAACCACTCGGCAGGCGTTTTCTTAGCTGTTTCAAATATTTGCCAAAACTGGTTTTTACCCTTTGGTGTACCGGCGAACACCGCCCAACCCTGCTTGTCTGACAATGTAGGTCGAATGACGTTACCCCAGACTGATGGTCTAAAATCCCCATATTCATCCATAAACACGCCATCAAAGCCTAATCCACGCATTGCATCTGCATTGTCAGCGCCAAACAAACGTATCTTGCCGCCAGTTACTAACTCAACGGTCAGCTCGGCCTCGTTGGATGACGCAAGCACTGGTCTAGCGAAGTGTTTAAGGTAATCCCACGCCACAGACTTAGCCTGGCTGCGAAACGGTGCAATGTACGCAAACAAGGGGTTTGGGCTTTTGCACATTAAAGCCGCACGGATAATGTCGTTGATTGCTGCAACAGTCTTGCCTGCTCGTCGGTGTGCAACTAGGCAAGCCCAACGCTCTGTGCGGTTGTGGAATGACTTAAACGCCCCCCGTGGGCTGTAGGGCAGCGTTACTTCCCGTCTTGCCACTTGACCACCATTTCAATCGGGCCATTGTCAGCCCCAACGTGTTCCTGTCTAGCTAACTTAGGAACGTGGTATTCAGCAACAGCCATGAAACAATCAAATGCTGTCTTTGGGCCGTATCGGTCATCCGTAGCAATCTTCTCAAGCCACGATTGCAACTGGTGGGCATTACCATCAACAAACGCTGCAATTGCCTCACGCGCCTTTTGGGTGCTTTTGTTGGGAATGCCAACAGGTCTACCTGCGCCTTCCCTTTTACCGCCTTTGATAGGCTTAGATTGTTTTTCAACTGCCATATCTTTCTCAATTGTCGTAGATTTAGATACTTTAAGTTTAGCTTACTTCTTATCTTTAGCTGTTTTGGCTGATTCTTTGAAGTCTTTAGCGGTAGGTGCGCCTGGATCGCCAGGCTTTCTCATCTTCTCACCGCTGCCTGCTTTGATTCGTTCCTGTTTTGCAAGAATGTTGGCATAGAGTCCAGGCTTATTCATTTAAACGCCTTTAGTTTGTAAAGGGTTGAGTCTAGTAAATCAGCGATCTCGTCCACGATGTTCTGTAACTCTGAGTCTTTGGGAAGCTCATCACGAATGTCTTTGACAAACGCTTTAACAGATGTGATGTATTTGACGGGATCGGTGGCTAAGTGGAAATCCTTGGGGTAACTCTTGATGATTGAGTACGCCCCTTGATACGCCTCTGCCCACTTATCGACTAAATCAATAATCGTGTCATAGTATTCACCCAGCGCAATATGCTTGGCATATGAGTCGGTTTGCAAGTGCATAAAGTGTGCATTTGTTCCGCTGTGGAACAATGTAGACACGAATACGGCAGGATAATCCATAGTAACCTCTGTTTCTTTTATTATAAATCAATCGGTTAGCAACGCAATAGCCTCGTCAACCGTTTCAATACGGGCAATGATGCCGCCTGACCACGATTCATTGAACTGTAACTGTTGTAGGGTAAATTTTGCTTTACTGTCGCGTTTTACTTCAATAAGATAAGTTTTATTTTTAAACCCGACCAACAAGTCTGGACAGCCTTTACCAACACCCGATAAGTCCACGACCGTTGCACCAAACGTTTTAAGTGCGTGGACTATATCTTTTTGATTGCAATCGACTCTTTTAGCTCTCATAAGGTAATTTTATGTCACTTGTGTTCACAGATGATGAATTTATTAAGGTTTGGAATGAATTAGGTAGCCCGACATTGGTAGCCCAGCGACTGGGAATTGCAGTACGCAATGTTTACACTCGCCGCCGCACAATTGAACTCAGGCACAACTTAAAGTTAAATACAAACAATTCATTGCAAGGCATTACAACTAAAACTAAAAAAATACACGAAACGCCTGGCAACATACGCCGTGGCATTAAGTTAGAAAAAGGTGTGGTGATTGTCTTTTCAGATGCTCACTTTTGGCCTGACGATACGACAACCGCGTTTAAAGCGTTGTTACATTTTATTAAAGAGCTTAAACCGTCGGTAGTGGTTAACAACGGTGACGCTTTTGATGGCGGTGCAATATCGCGCTATCCCCGTATCGGTTGGGATACAAAGCCCACGGTCAAAGAAGAATTGGCTGCTTGTCAGTTTTATTTAGGGCAAATTGAAGATATTACAAAATGCCCGTTAATCTGGACTTTAGGCAACCACGATGCACGATTTGAAACCATGTTAGCTAACCAAGCCTCTGCCTATGAGGGAATCAAAGGATTTACGCTTAAAGATCACTTTCCACGATGGCAGTCATGTTGGTCATATTGGGTAAATGAAGATGTTTGCATCAAACACAGGTTTAAAGGTGGCAAATATGCGGGTTATAACAACACTTTGCATGGCGGTACTTCTATCGTTACAGGCCACACCCATGTCCTCGCTGTTCAGCCGATTACCGACTATAACGGTACGCGATACGGTGTCCAGACGGGTACATTAGCCGAACCGAATAACCTTCAATTTGCTGATTACACCGAAGATAGCCCTAAAGACTGGCGTAGCGGGTTTGCAGTGTTGACTTGGGATCGTGGCGAGTTGTTAATGCCCGAACTGGTGCAAGTTTTTGGTGAAAATGAAGTGGTGTTTCGCGGCAAGATTGTCAAAGTATGAAGCTCACACCTAAAATGCTTGCGTCAATCTATCTAATGCTTAGAACGTTCAAGCCATTCTGTGGATGGCATCTACCGGAAATATCATCTATTGAGTTTAAGGTAACCAATGAAATTGATGTCATGGGGACATATATCTTTTGTGACCTGACAGATAAGCATCAAATAACCATTAGTCGTGCGCGAAACGGGCATTTGTCTACTGTCATCCGCACCTTGGCCCATGAGATGATTCACCTCAAACGCGCCAAAACGTCTAAATGGGACAAACACGACGCTGTGTTTCGCAAGTTGGCAACCCAAATTAGTAATGAATTGGGATTTGACCCGCTTGAACTATAAACAATAGGTATTTAAAAGTTCATCTTCTGTTAACCCATAGGTTAATTCAAACCGTTTACGACCAAGCCCATGTATACCTGTGTTGCCCGTATGGTGTTCAGGACACAATGGGATTACGTCTGCATTGCTGCGTTTCATGCCCAAGCGTCTAATGTGATGAATATGAGCCGGTGATTCGCCATATCCTAAGTGCTTACACAACACGCAACCGATCTGGGCAAGTTTGTCGTAATGTTTCTTCTCTGCTTTCTTCATTCCTCGTCAAAATCTAAGTGTTCGTTGTTAAAGTCAAAAACTTCAGGGTCAAACCCGTTAGCTTTAAGAAAGTTTTTAAACACATCAAAAATGGCTGACAAACCCTCTGCTTCAGTTACAACAATTACAGAAGTACCATCGTCTTGCTCGGAAATAAAAGATAATTTCATGTCAATCCTTTGAGTTAACTTCAATGAGTTTAGATAAATAATGTTGCGCTTTCCTTAAATCTTCAATCCCGCCTTTGTTTTTGTACCTAGTAACATATTTGATGACATTGCATTCTAGATAGCCAAGATTGTTAGCAATGATGTAATCCCACGGTTGAATGGCAACTTGATAATGAGTGCCGCCAGTTTGTGTGTCGTTTGCGTTCATTTGGTTATTTTCTCAATTTGTCGGTTGCTGGCCTGCTCTGTGCGCCATGCGTCAAACCTCATTTGTGCGCTCAACATACGCCATTTAAGCAATTCGACTTGTTCGGTTGCTCGTCCAATTGCATCACAATGGTTTTGATAAGCTACGTCAGCATATGCCTCGCGTTCTTGTGCGCCAATTGACGTTTCGCCAGAATGTTTCATCAGCATGGATTTTAGGCTTGATTTATACGCCTCCAGTTGGGCTAGTATTCCCTTTGCTTTGGCGTACGCTGGCGCATTGTCGTAAATATACTCAACACTTTTGTGCGGGTCGTACTCACTCACTTCGTTCCCCAATGTCGTAAAACCAATCGTCACCAGCTGACCATTTGCGTGATCCGTCTACAGTCCAAATGTGGCGTGATGCTTGAAAGTCAGGGAAGTGCGTTTCAGCCGGTATTAGCGATTGATCGTACCAAAGACAACGGTTATTAGGCTGCGCTGCAAATTGACCATTATCTAACCGGATAAAATTAAATGATTTGTGTTCCTCTGCTTGCTCTGTAAAGCCTGTGTCTAAGTCTTGCCCATCGGCACAAAAATCTACCGTAAACAAATATTCGCCAAAATGCCAAACCTTATCTTTACCTAAAAATTTAACCCCAAGGTTACGCAAACCAATCTTTTCATGGACCG